TTGGCCAGATGATTCTTCTCCCGGCTAAGTTCTGGATGACTACATTCGGTATCAGGCTTGACGTTGCTCAGGGTGCAACTTGCACTGCGGTATTTGGTGATGGAGCTGGTGCCAACGACTGGCTTGCAACTGCCGTTGACCTTAACGGTACACCCGGTGCTTTCTTCCAGTCTGGTAAGATTCAGGCCGCCGCAACACCCGACACTTTCCTTGATTTGTACCATCCGGGAAAGTATTATCCTGATGTTGATACAATCGACATCGACCCGGCTCATACCGTAGATGCCGCACAGATAACCGTGTTCGCAAAAGGTTTTATGCTAGGGTAAATTCTGGGGAGCAAACAAGGGGTGGTCATAGAATTTTGCCCACCCCTTGCCCCTTCTTTTTAATCTTTTCATGGAGGCATAAATGCAGACAGAAGCAGAGAAGCGTTTAACAAATCGTAATATCCCTGGAACAAAGGACTTAACTGGTTCCCAGAACCACCCGGAACCAGTGGAACCGGTTGACCAAGACGAAGGCACTGTTGAAGATATAGTCAACGACCACCGGCTTTCTACGGCAGGCGGCGACGTAGACCCCTACGAAGGCGAGAAGGAAGATATCTCGGAAGAAGTAGAAATAACACATCTCAGGCACCCAAAAACCGGTATTGTATTCCCGGTAAATGATGCGATAATCAAACAGAAGCATCTCAGGCCTTGTGATGAAAAAGGCAAGCTCGTACATGATAGCAGAATATTCAACAGGTTTAATTAATTTTATATTTTCAAATTGGAGGTTGTAAATGGCAAAAAGCGAGTTCGAAATGAAAGAAGGAAAAAAGCCGGAGTTAGAGGCCGTAGTAGCCGAAGACGTAGAAAAGATAGGCAAGCTTAATAAAGACGCATTGGCCGCATTTGCAAAAAAGAAATTTGGCTACTCTTTGAATTGCTTAAAACATATAGGCATACTCCGTGGTGAGCTTATAATGAAGGCACAAGTAGCACTCGGAGAAATAGCGTCAGATGAATACTGTGACGAAGAAACTCGACTGGCAATTGAGAAAGTCATTCCTCGCTATCTAAAGCACCCTAAAAACGGCAGGATAAACCCGTCAACGCCACAGCTTTTAAAAAGGGGTGACTTAATACCCTGCACCCAGGACGGGACGCCACTGCGTTCACATGAGTATTATATCCCAAACGATAAACCCGCTAATAACCCCAATAGCAATAATGAAATGGAACGGGTTGCGGCTGGAATGGAAAGGCAAATAGCTAGATGACCAAAATTATAGATTGGAGACAACCGGTATTATCCGAGCTTCCGATGAACGAAGACATATTCGTGGAAAAGTTTTTAATGGAATCCATCCAAGAGCTTTGCCGGAAAAGTCAATGTTTTACCGAAGTCATTGCGGATGTGTCTGTTTCAGGCGAGCCGACACATACCTTGGTGCCTGTGACTGCTAATACGAAAATGGTTAAATTCTTGTATGGCAAGTATTTGGATAAGATATTTGACAATAAGACCACTGGCGAAATGAACCACCTTAATCCGAAATGGGAAATAAACACGGGCACTCCAAACTATATTGTCTATGAAGGCGGAAACACTATACGCTGGTCTAAAATACCAGACAATAGTGATGACGATGTATCCTTTACTGTTTCGTTGATTCCTACCAGTATTACAGACAGTGATATACCACAGCAAATAGAAGACGAGCATCTTGAAACAGTAAAGGATTATGTCAAGTGGAAGATTTACATGATGCCTATTAAGGAGTTATTCAACGAAAGGCTTGCATTATACCATGAAAAAAGGTATGTAAGTGGTAGGAGTAAATTAAGAATATCTGTACTTACTGGATTTTCTGGGAATTCCCAGGCTCAGCAAGCAAGATTTGTATAAAGGATTTCAATGAATTTAAGCGAATTAATAATAGCGGCTCAGAACCAAGCAGATGAAGTCTTAGACAAGCCAGACTTGTTGTGGAGCGAGGCTGAGTGGACTGAGTACGCCAATGAGGCAGAGAACGAAGCATGTATTCGTGCTAACATTTTAATAGACAAGACCACGGCATTGACCAGTATTGCGGTTATTTCCGGTACGGCTACTTACAGCATAGACGAAAAAATTCTTTTTATAAAGCGTGCTAAGTTGTTAAGCGGTACCGAACCGTTGGTCAAAACATCACGTAGGGTTTTGGATGCTGTTTATCCAAGCTGGGAAGTAGACTCAGGAGCGGTAAGGAGTTGGCTCCCAGACGGCACTAATACGATCACTTTGTATAAGACCCCGGTTGCAAGCGATACGCTTTCGTTCATGGTATCAAGGCTACCACTCGCCGCCATGCCACTTGCAGACAAGCTTACAGTGTCTCCGGAAATAGACACACAATACCACTTAGGATTGGTTGACTGGATGCTGCATCGTTGTTATAGTAAGCAAGATAGTCAGACGCTAGACCTTGGCAAGGCAAAAGAACATTTGGCACGCTTTACTAAACGCTTCGGGGAACGCCCGCCAGCGTCGATAATAAATACTTAACGTGGCCGTGGAGAAGTGGACATCTCGCCAGCCTGAAAACTGGATACCGTAGGTTCGAATCCTACCGCCGCTTCCAATTACATGGCATTTAAAGATAAGGAAAAAGAGAGAAAATACAGTAGGGATTATTACCATAAAAAAATGGAGACTGACCCTGAATACAGGGAAAGAAAAAACGAATCGTGTAGGAAATCTCGACGTAAAAAAATACAGACTGACCCTGAGTATAAGGACAAAAGGCGAAAATACCACAGGGAATATGAAGCAAAAAAGAGTTTAATTGACCCCGGATATAGACTAAAGCGGAACGCCACGGCAGCCAAATGCAATGAGCGTTATATAAAAACAGTCCAAGATATTCTTGATGAATTCTATAAGGATGGATGTGGGGAATGCCCGGAAGCAGACAAGGATTGCCTCCACGCCCATCATCGAAATCCTAAAGAAAAGAAATTTCTTATTTCTAGGGCGAACATAATTAAGCCGAGCCGTGAAGAACTTAAAAAAGAACTGGCTAAATGCTCACCCCTTTGTGCTAATTGTCATATGAAACTGCACGCAAGGCTAAGGAGAGAAGATGGTAGATAGGAATTTCGAACCCGACAAGATATGTAATATTTGCAATGCCCCATTTAAACCCGGTACCGAAACAGGCGGGGCAGAGGTTGAAATAGGGGGTGTTACTGCTAATCTTTGCGGTATGTGTTATGATGGAATGTCTGTGATAATAGCAGGAGACGAACCGCACGTAATGATTGATTGCCCTAAATGTGACCATGAGATAGGGCTAAGAATTGAGGTAATTGATGACCCGTAATTTGGAAGTATCTTCCGGCTCTATCGAGGTAGGAACGGTTTCTGGCATAAACAACGTAGCAGACCCCACGAAACTTGACTCACACCAGCTCATATATGCCTACAATATAGATATATCAGACAAAGGCAAACCTTCTCGTAGAAGCGGTAATACAAAAAAAGTAACGCCTTCCGGTGTTATACACAGTATGTTCGGAGATGGTAAGATGTGCTTCTATGTTGAAAACGGAGTTCTTAAAAGACTCCACGAAGACTATACGAGTACGGTATTGCGGACAAATGTAGCTAATTATCATATGAGCTATGTAGAGATAAATGATAAGTATTACTACTCAAACCCATCCGTAATAGGATATATTGAAAATGGCGAGAATAATTTATTTGCCACGCCTACGGCAGAGCACAGATACAAGCCACCGCCAGGACAGCACATAGAGTATTACAACGGCAGGATTTACATTGCAAGGAATGAAACTATATGGTACACCGACGTAAACTACTTCAACCAGGTAGACAAGCGGTATAATTTCCTTAAGTTCGAAAACGAAATAACAATGCTACGAGCCGTAGATGATGGTCTATGGGTTTGTGTAGGTGATATAAACAGGCAGAGCACGTATTTTATACAAGGAGCTGTCAGGGAAGAATTTACACGTAGGTGCTTTGCAAATTACGGCTGCATAGAAGGTTCTGATATAACCATCAAAGACGGCAGTAAAGTAGGGGAAGGACTTTCCGGCACCGTTGCTATGTGGGCTTCTGATGAAGGTATTTGTATAGGAGCGAATAGTGGAAGGTTTATCAATGTAACACAGGGTAAATTCAACACCCCGGACAAGAGATTTGGAGCAGGGCTTTTCCGGGAGCAAAACGGTCTGGCTCAATATATTACAACTTTATGGGAGTGACATAATGGGATGTAAAAAGAAGAAAGGCAAAGGTAAGAGATAATGGCAAAGAAAAAAAGAAAACAAGCTACACTAGCAGACATGGAAGCAATGGTCAGTGGTAAAAAGAAACCAGTAGAATCTTATGGTGTTTATAAAGCTGCACAGAAAAAGAAGAAGAAGTAATGGAGTTTAAGGCAAGAAAAGAAACAGTAAACGGCAAAGAAATTCTGGTCATAGACCCTATTACTGAAATAATTAAACACCCTGACGGCAGGCAGGACGTAATAGTACATGCTCCGTCACTTGAGCTGATTAAGCAGTTTAAATCGGCTCATAACATCGAGTAACACATAGATACGTTTGACTTGCGACTCTTGGATATTCCAACCGCAAAACTCTCAGATTGATGCTAAGTGAAAAAAGACTAACTTTTTTATAACATCTAATCAGGAGGGCTTATAATGGCCAGTGGAATATACGAAAGATTCAAAGCAAATATCTTAAACAAGATCGTTGACTTAGAGGCAGATGCAATTCAGGTGTCTCTAATGGATAACGTACACACCTTCGTAGCAACCGAAAATGTATGGGCTGACGTATCGGCAGATGAACTACCCACGGCTGGTGGATATACCGTAGGTGGAGCAACTTTAGCAAGTGCGGCGGTTACGCAGGCCGCAGATACTAAATTTGATGGTGCAGACACAGCATGGACATCTGCGACATTTAGCGCATATCATGCCGTACTTTGGGACGACACAGTTGGAACCGACGATCTTATTTGTTCATTTGATTTTGGTGGAGTAAAAACAGTTACCGCAGGGACGTTCACTATCCAGTGGCATGCCAACGGTATTATCACATTAACATAATTTCTACTATATCAATTAACATTTAATTTCGGAGGTATAAAATGTCGTTAAAACTAAGTACAGGACTAAGGGACGGAATGCTTGACACGTCTCCGTTCAAAACACTTTTAGACGCAAGCAGGGTAAAGATATATTCAGGTGTTGCACCTTCTTCGGCTGATGATGCAGAAGGCACGTTACTTGTAAGCATTGGCTCTGACGCTGGCGATACGCATTGTCACTTCTTAGCAGCCGCAGTTTCCGGAGTTTTAAGCAAAGCCGCAGATATATGGAGCGGTGTAGCTGGCGCAACCGGTACGGCTTCTTATTTCCGATTAGTAGTAAATACAGATACAGGAGTATTGAGTACTACCGAAATAAGATTGCAAGGAACTGTCGGAACTTCTGGTGCGGATATTAACATGAGTACAGTCAGCATTCAAAGCGGTGCAACACAGACCATTGATACTTGGGACTTAACTCAACCAGCGAGCTAAGGAGCGTTATATGAGAAGCAAAGCTCCTAATTTGATTTTGCAAGGCGATACTCGAAGGGCAAAGCCGTGGATACCATGGGCGGAAAAATGGTTGAAGCGGCTTAAAAATACTCTTGGAGACGTACCTATCAATCAGTCAAATTGGGTAGTCGGTGGAAAAAGAGGGGTATTTATTCAAGTGCAATCAGTAGTTGATATTGACAGAATAAGCATATTTGCCAGACAGCCAGTAGAAGGATGTCTTGACTCTGCCCAATTCACGGTAACGACTTCCGGGCTTGATGTTTTTCTTACTCCTAACGAAAATCTTTGCAGGCAGCATATATTTTGGGATTTCGGAGATGGGCGGTATGAAAAAGGATTACTTAGTCATGGTACTAAGTCTCATACATACGAGAGGGCAGGAACTTATAATGTAAAATTGACATCGTATACAGTTGATACATCAAGTAGCGTTCCTGAATTAACAGTTACAAGCAACCTTGCGGCCAGTGTAGTGAAGGAACCGGCTTTTAGTTTGGTTTCATGGGCGGCTTGTTATGCGGATTATACAACCAAGGCATTTAGTTCAGACAGTTCCATTGGTAGTGGATATTACGGTACTTCGGTAGCAATCTTTCGGCAAATGTATGAGTTCAAAGAAGCTTTTTTAATACCTCTAAGCACCTGGGCTGGTAATCCGGATATTGCAGGAGGGAAAGTAATAGCATATATCACAGGGCGGTATACGTCTTATGCTGCCTATGATGACGACGGTGCTTCTAAGCCTATAAGCGAAACGATTTCAGGTAGTGATTTAAGCATTACCGCATTTGAAGCCGCAACGGAGCCATCAGGACTTACTATTGCATCGCTAATAGATCACACCCAGCCAATGGTTGACACAGTAGCTACATTTCAAGACCAGTCTGCCACAGACCCGGCAGCAATATTACCAGATGCGGCTGGGCATTCATCGAGCAAAAGCGGATGGCTGGCACGAAGGGTTGATATCTCAGACGCATTAAGAAGGGTGACGGCAATATTGTACATAAGCAAAAAAGAGCTAACTAAAATAGTTACAGTGACTTAAGGGAGTTATATAAATGGCCAATACGCTTTGGTGTTCAGGAACAAAAGATAACTTATGGCTGCAATCTGGCAGCTTTTCCTCCACGATGAAGGCCAGTCAATACGTCGGCGGTGTTGAGATAGTACCATCCGGGGTAGATTATGACGGTACCGATACTCTTTGGACTGGATGGTGGGATAAAAAGCTATATTTACAGTCGGGATTATTCACGTCAACGCTGAAAACCAGTGAGGATGTTAGCTCTGTAGAGGGTACCCCATCTGGTATATCTTATAATGGCAACGGTGATGCTCTTTGGTGTGGAAGAAGCGATGACAAATTATATCTTCAATCAGGACAATATACATCTACTATAAAAGACAGCATAGCAGTGGGCATCGACGCACATGGAGCTACCTATGACGGAACCGATACGTATTGGCAAAGCGGTAGCACGAATAAGCTTTATAGATGGAGTGGGCAATTTACCTCTACTGTACATGACAGCGAGGCCGTTGGTAGTATCGACAATTTATCAACAGACATAACCTGGGACGGAACCGATACTCTCTGGCCAGGACAGCAAGGACAAAAACTATATAAAACCTCCGGGAATTTTACATCTACAATCAAAACCAGTCTGGGCATCATAGGTTTTGATACCGGTATTTCAGGGATAGGTACCGACGACCCGGATGAAAGGCTCGGCATTGCGAGTGGCGATGTCACAGTACTTCCCTCTACCCTAACGCTCACAGGTGTGGCCTTAGACCCGGCAGACGTTACGCATGACCCGCCAATCGCTACTCCGTGGAGTGGAGACCAAGCAGATAAGCTATACCTTCAATCCGGGCAATTCACAAGTACCTTAAAAACAAGTCAGGACGTGTCGGGTGTTGATGCCCCGGCGGGTATATCGTGGGATGGCACAAATACTCCGTGGGTAGCTGCCGGTGTCGATAAGCTATTCCTTCAATCCGGGCAATTCACTTCTACTATTAAGGACAGTGAAAGCGTAACAGGTATCGAGACACAGGCAGAGGGTATATCATGGGATGGTACCAATACTCCGTGGACAGGGTTAATCGGCGATAAGCTATATTTACAGTCCGGGCAATTTACCTCCACGCTGAAAACCAGTGAGAATGTTGGGGGGATTGACCTCTCCCCAACGGGTATATCATGGGATGGCACCAATACTCCGTGGACAGGTTCCACCGAAAATAAGCTCTATCTGCAATCAGGCCAGTTTACATCCACGGTCAAGACCAGCCAAGATGTCTCAGGTACAGATAATCAATGCCAAGATATATCGTGGGATGGCACAAATACTCCGTGGGTAGGCAAGCAATTAGACAGATTATATTTACAGTCCGGGCAATTCACCTCCACTGTTAAGGCCAGTCAGGCCACTAGCAGTATTGATACCGTTCCAAAAGGCATTGATACCACTGATGTAAACTCAAGGCTTGGCGGTGGGGTTGTCAATGTAACAGTACTTCCCTCTGCCTTAACGCTCACAGGTGCGGCATTAGACCCGGCAAGTATTACGCATTACCCGACAATCGTTATAAGTGCCGCCTTAGCACTCACGGCGGCGACGGTTGCCCCAGATATATTAATGACTGGCAACGTAACAGTGACACCGTCAACGCTTACCCTTACAGCTACGCCGGAAGCACCTACTATACTAAACGGAGAAACAGTAGTCCTTGTGGATGAATTATCCCTCGGACTCACCGTACATGCGCCAACTATTGTCATTTCGGCATTAACTCTATATCCTGACGAAATAACAATGGGCTTAAGTCTCCATACTCCTTCAATCTTTACAGGAACGACGGACTTTGCGGCTTCACTGCCCGTGTTGACATTGAGTGCGGAAAGCTATCACCATATGAGCGGTGATGGTACATTGCCAATGATGACGCTGAGCGCAACGTTAATCTCCGGGTCTGTTCATAATTTCGCAAGCACGTTGCCAGTGATGACTATTTCCGTAAGAATGGGCACGAAGATAGAACACGCCCTACCAGTACTTACACTATCAGCAACCCTTACAAGTGCCGACACCGGAAACCTTGTTGAGGTATTGCCGTTAATGACGCTAAGCGCAACCCTGACAGTAGGAAATGCTATTACATTTATAAACACATTACCTATGATGACCATAAACGTTGCGTTTAAAGTCGGAGGCCTTCACACATTCGCAAGCACGTTGCCAGTGATGACATTAACCGCCTCTTTGGTATCAGGAACAACCCCTGGTACATTCGCAAAAACTTTACCCTTGCTAACACTGGTAGCTTCTGGGTATAATTCCGATAACTTAAGCTTATCTAAAGCGTTCCCAATGCTCACGCTTAACGCCTTTATGACAAGTTACAATATTATAATAATTTAGTTTTTTTAGAAAAGGAGTAACAAAAGATGGCAGACAGAGATTTAGTACCTTTAAAAATCGAAGTAGGAATTGACCCTACAAATGGACATGCAGCATATCCAAATTTCAACCTTATATCATCTGTTGCCCGTAAAGGCATGGACTGGTCTAAATATTTAGATGTTCACGGTGGCGGCATGCAGTACGACAAGACAAGCGGGCATCAGGACGATTCAGCAGAATCCCCTTTCGGCAAGCAGACATGTTGTATATATGTGTCTCAAGACTTTGCAACAGAAGCCCTAGAGTTATTTCCCAGCACAGTAACCGCAATGACCCCCGTTGAGTTTGAGGTTTTTTACGACGTCAAAGCCCATGCACACGAACCAGACGAAGATATTGATACAGACAGGATTAACGGCCTGAACGCACTGAGAAGCCTAATGGTAGCTACGGAGAAAACCGTAGCAGACACCGACAGAATAGCAGAACTTGACGTTGTAGTAGCAAAAGCATTAGACCCATTGGACGATACCGAATCGGGAGTCAAAAAGAACATGAAGAAGAAATGGGCTGATGTTAAAATAGCAACAGCCGTTAATCTTAAAGCTAACGTTCCGGTGATTGAGTAGTGGCCAATGTATTGGTTTCTTTTCCAAATAAGGGCTGGATACACAAGCAGGTATTCTTGGCTGGTTTTAAGTTGGTGAGTGATAGTAGGCACAAATGTAATTTAATTGTGCCCACTCACAACCCATACGAGAATAATCTCCACCACATAGTCAATGACTTCATTGGTGGTAATTACGATTACTGGCTTAATATAGACGCTGATAATCCGCCTATGAATAATCCATTGGATTTGATCGAGTTGAATAAAGACATAATTGGGTGCCCTACTCCGGTTTATCATTTTACAGACAAGATTAAAGGCGAGCGGCCTTGGTATGAAAACGCATATAAATACGTACAGGAAAAAGATGCTTATAAAGAGCACTTACCAAAGAAGGGATTGCAAAAAGTAGATGCCGTAGGGACTGGATGTATCCTTATAGCACGAAGGGTTTTTGACCGCCCGGAAATGAGAAAAGGAGCTTTTACAAGAAAGCTTTACTCGGATGGAACCGTGCATAAAGGCAATGATATAAGTTTTTGCGAAAGAGCAAGAATGTACGGA